TTGGCGAAGCTGCACTGATCAGTATTGTGGACTACGGTGAAGAAAACATACCTGGATACTTTTTAACAGACCCTGCAGGCGGTAAAAAGCGTAAAGGATTCAACACCAGTCACAAACCAAAACTTGCAGCTTGTGCAAAACTTAAAAACTTAATCGAAGGTGGCAGAATGAAGATTCACAGTGCCAGTTTGATCAGCGAACTTAAAAACTTTGTAGCATATGGAACAAGTTATGCGGCAAAACCAGGAGAAACTGATGACTTGGTTATGGCAACAGTGCTTGTGCTAAGGATGATGCAGGTATTACAAAACTATCACCAAGAGCTAGACGGCACAGTTCGAGATCACGAAGATCATGGCATAGAACCAATGCCTTTTGTGGCATTATTTTAGATAAATAAGATTATGGCAAGCGCAAACACAACATCACAACAATTATACGATTTGTTAGTAAGCAGAGATTTCGATCCTTCTGCACTTAACCTAATGGGCAAACCTGCAGAATCACCTGCAGATGCCGATCTTTTTAGTTTTGAATACAAAACCGAAAACAAAAACTATGGAACTGTTGTTATTCTCATAGACAGTGACAGCAACATGGAAGTTTATTTTGGCGATAATCTTGGTAAAACCATGGAAACAGATGACCGCAAAGATTGGTACGATTTCCTCTATATGATTCGCATGCTAGCCAAACGTAACATGAAAACATTTAGTTTAAACAATTTAAACAAGCTCAAATATAATATGAAAACCATTGCTGCAATGACCGAAGGCACACTTCTCGAGGGCTACTATGGCACCAGTAAAACCAGCTACAGTGATCAACCTAAAAAAACCAAACTAGTAATCAAGCACAGCCGTCCTCTTGGAGAAGGCGAACAGCGTTTCAGAAACATTCAAAGTCTTTTTATAGAAACAGAAGAAGGCGAACGTTTTAAACTGCCATTTACTAACCTCACAGGTGGCAAAGCCATGGCTCGCCACATCGCTGAAGGCGGAAAACCTTATGATGCTTTTGGACAACACATCGCTGAAATGATGGCTGAGATGGCAACATTAAGTAGGTTTAACAGAGCAACTCGTAATAAAACATACGTCGAAGATGCACAGGCATTAGCAGAACAAGCAGTAGAACACTATCGAGATCTTAAAAGAAAAGCAAAACGTATGATCAGTCGTAGAGGCTATTACGAAGAACTTGAAAACTTTGATCCAATCACAGTAACAGAATTAGACGAGACAGTGGATGCTGTACGTGAAACATTTGTACATCAAAGTCTAGATCCAAGAGTGGAAGATGCATTGCCCATTCTTGCAAGAATACAGGAAACAAACATGAAAGAAGTAGATGCATTTGAAAGTTGGGCCAACGAAGTTGTTGAAGGCAAAACTGAAATTGAAAAGATAAAGGCCGAAATAGCCGAACTAGAGGCAGAACAAGAAGAGCTCGATTTTGGCTCCTACGGATATGACAGTATAGATGCTGAACTTCAATATCTATATGGAAAACTAGACAAGGCTAAAAAAAATCAAGTCACAGAAGGTACTGGGCGTGTAGCCAGTACACCTCAAGAAATCAATCAGTTAAAGGATATCATGAGCGAACCGTTACCAGTTGGTGCTGATGCATTAAATGCAAGTGAAACAATTGGATTTTTATTAGGCGGCGACGACGAGCTACAAGATGAACTAGATGCACTAGCTGCTGAAGATCCTAATGCAGATGCTCGCCCTGTGATACAAAGTGCAATAGAAAGATTGGGCATAGAACTTGGCGATACAAAACAACCAGAAATTGAAGAAGTTACGGACATTGACACAGGAGAAGAAGTGTTAAAAGCACAACGTGATCCTATGCTGGACGATGTTGATCTAGAGAGACTCAAAGCACTTCTTAAATGATTCCAGACGCAGTTGCAGTGATTACCTATCCAGGGCACTGCGTTACTACACTGTTGACTGTAAAGAACCTGCAGAACTTAACCGGTTGGCAGGTTCCTGTTTATTTGTTTGTGGACGATATAGGCAAACAATATCAAGAATGGGACGGTGATTATATTGAGGATATTCGTGAATTTTACGACTTTGAATTCTCTGTGGTTAAGTTTAGCCAGTTTGGTTGGCCTTACATCTGGGACGGTTGGTTAACACAACAGCTAGTAAAACTCAATGTTGATCGTTTTTTACCAGGCAATACATGGTATGTTACAGATGGTGATGTGTATATCAAGGAAATATTACGTTACGGCACTACTCCATTTAATTATGTGCCAGATCGTAATAAACTAATACATGCGCAGAACCGTAGTTATTTAAAACACATACTCAAAACACCCGACATACTTTTAGAACACAACAATCGATTACTGTTTACACATCATGCACCTTTTCGTTGGATCGAACGTGAACATTTACAAAAATTACGTGAGCATGTCAGCAAGATTCATATCAATGATTTTAATCTTGTCCACTTGCATTTGATAAAAGCAGAGCGTATAATAGGCTTTGGTCCAACAGAAGATTGTTTGAGTATGACAGAATGGGATCTCATTGAAGTATTCCGAGCAAACATTCTTAATGAGGATATTGGGCTAGAATATTGGCCACTGAGGATTAATACCAGCATTGAAAACCAAGCACGTTTTTGGACATTCTACGGCACTGATCGTGATATTGATCTTCAATGGTTTGAACAATTTAACATCGATGTATCTGCTGAAATACAGCAAAAAATTCAAAGTATTTTTCGCACTTAATTTAACCAAAATACGTCGACATGCTAAATAAGATTGTGTACACTAGTATCAAGTGTGCGCATTTAGGCAACACTTAGAGTAGTAGTAGCTACTCGTAGGCAAACATGGCAATTAGAGGAAAACAACATGGCAAGTTTAGCAGAAATCCGTGCCCGACTACAGGCACAAGAAAACAAGGGTGGTAACACCGGTTCAACAGGCGGCGACAACGCCATTTATGCACACTGGAACATGAACGAAGGCGACAGTGCAACAGTACGCTTCCTTCCAGATGCAGATTCAAACAACACATTCTTTTGGGCAGAACGAGCAATGATTCGTTTGCCATTCAATGGTGTAAAAGGAGATATGAACTCCAAGCAAGTTCAAGTACAAGTTCCTTGTGTAGAAATGTGGGGGGACAGTTGTCCTATCCTTGCAGAAGTTCGCACTTGGTTTAAGGATGCAAGTCTAGAAGACATGGGTCGCAAGTACTGGAAGAAGCGCAGTTACATCATGCAGGGTTTTGTTCGTGATAACCCAATCGCGGACGATTCAAGCACGAATCCAATTCGTCGCTTTATTATGGGTCCACAGTTGTTCAATGTTATTAAAGCAGCCCTTATGGATCCAGAGTTGGAAGAATTGCCAACAGATTATCAGCGTGGCTTGGACTTCCGTATTACTAAAACAAGTAAAGGCGGGTATGCCGATTACTCAACATCAAACTGGGCTCGTAAAGAATCTGCTCTATCAGCGGAAGAAGCAGAAGCAATCGAAGCACATGGTCTTCACAACTTGACTGATTTCCTTCCTAAACGTCCAGGTGAAGAAGAACTTCGTGTGATGAAAGAGATGTTCGAAGCAAGTGTAAACGGCGAACAGTACGATCCAGATCGTTGGGGTGCATACTTCCGTCCGGCTGGTATGGCGCCTCCTGCAGGTGGTTCTGCACCGGCACCACAACCTACAGCGGCTCCACAGCCTGCGCCGATTCCTGCTCCAGTTGAAGCATCAGCACCTCCATTTGATGCAGATCCTGTAACAGAAAGTGCGCCAGCTGCAAGCGAGCCAGTAGAAACACCAACTGCTGGTACACAAAAGGCCGAAGACATATTGGCTATGATTCGTAGCCGTCAGCAAAGCAGTTAATGTACAAACTACTGGTAAGTGGAGATAGCTGGACCAGTTGCTGGCCACTTGAAGAAACATTAGGTCATCGTAAATTTGGATGGCCTTCGATAGTGGCCAGTACTTTTGACTGTGAAGTGATTGATAAATCACGCGGCGCTTCCAGTAACTATCGAATTTACAGAAAAGCAGTAGAAGGATTGTTGGATCCAAATGTTGATATAACTATTGTCTTTCTTAGTTCCTGGACAAGAATGGAAACAGGAAATACACTTGGTGACAAACCTGGACGAATTTATCAGCATTTGCCAGGAAACGATCCAGATATATTTGAAAAATTTTTCAACGGATATAAAAACTATACAGATTCTTTAAGAATGATTATATCTTTGCAATCTATTGCAATTGCAAACAATCAAAGTTGCTTTTTTTTGGATACTTTTAATGATAATATATATAGAAATCTTACTAAAGATAAGTTTAAAAAAATTATTAGCTTAAATCCAAAAGAGTTTAGCAATATGCATGATCAACGAATAGATGAAAAATTTAAAAAGGTTAAGAACTTAGAAAAAGCAATTGATTGGACAAAATTTATATCTGATAAACCCTATCAAGAGATTGTAAAAGGGTGTAAATTATTTAACGGTCATCCACTTGAGGATGGCCATGCAAAAATTGCTCAAGTAGTAGTAGATTTTTTACAAGAGGTAACACATGGCAAAACCATTTGACGTAAGCAAATTCCGCAAGGACATTACAAAAAGCATCGACGGACTCAGCATTGGGTTCAATGATCCCACAGATTGGATCAGCACAGGAAACTATGCACTAAACTATCTTATCAGTGGCGACTTTCATAAAGGAATTCCACTAGGTAAAGTAACAGTGTTTGCAGGAGAATCTGGCGCAGGCAAGAGTTATTTTGTGAGTGGTAACATTGTCAAGCATGCACAGGAGCAGGGTATCTTTGTTGTACTGGTAGACAGTGAAAATGCACTGGATGAAGCGTGGTTGCAAGCATTGGGTGTAGATACTAGCGAAGACAAATTACTCAAGCTCAGCATGGCAATGATCGATGATGTTGCTAAAACTATCTCAACATTCATGAGTGATTACAAAACTCTAGCCGAAGAAGAACGTCCTAAGGTGCTGTTTGTAATTGATAGTTTGGGCATGCTACTAACGCCTACAGATGTCGATCAGTTTGACAAAGGTGATATGAAAGGTGATATGGGTCGTAAGCCCAAGGCACTTACAAGTCTTGTGCGTAACTGTGTAAACATGTTTGGTGCGTACAATGTAGGCATGGTGTGTACCAACCATACATATGCTAGCCAAGACATGTTTGACCCAGATGACAAGATCTCAGGCGGACAAGGCTTTATCTACGCTAGTTCAATTGTGATTGCAATGAAAAAGATGAAGCTCAAAGAAGACGAAGGCGGTAATAAGATTTCAGATGTGCGAGGTATTCGTGCAGGCTGTAAGGTTA